ATCAACCAAAAGTGGAATCGGGTTCCAGTGCAATGTAGTAAGTCAGATCGTGATTCTTGCTGGTGAATCGAGACAGGAGTTTCTGAGACACAACAACTTCATAAGTTCCAGGAAGAATCTTGATGTTCTCAACCTTGAAGTTAAAGTTAAAGGTGGCATCAGTTTCACCAACAACTTCTTCGTGAGCGTTAGATGTATCGTTCTTCTTATCACGAACAACCAACTTCACAACACCTGCTTCACCAACAGCAGAGATATCAGGGAGTTGATAGACAGCCGCTGCTTTCAGAAGTTTCTCAAGGACAGTGGTGGTGAGTTCAAAGCAAACATCTTCACTAGGAAGTGTAATCTCTTTGTCTGGAGGAGTGACAATGACAGAAGGATCGGCGAAGAAATACTTCGAGCGAGAACGTCCTTCTCGAATCACCACATAACCATCATTAGCAAAATCAAGTTCAGGTTTCTGGTGCAGACTCAAACCATTCAAGAACTGATTGAGATCATAGATGCCAAAGTCGCGAGCAAACTCTTCATTGATAGTTGCTTCTGCAAGGATGTTCTTCATCACACTGATAGTGCGAAGTTTGCTACCCTCTTTGAACAGAATAGATTGATTGATAGAAGAAAAGTTCTTAAGAAGAGAAAGGGTAGAGTCGGACAGTTTCATAGGATTACGAATTTTCATCACTGGTTGTAGGTTTCACGTTGTGCATTCTTGTCATTGAAATGCATCAGTAGCACAGCATAGTGCAGAATCTTCATAATGTCACGTCGTGCAGTGCCCTTCTTATCATAACGGGATGCATACTTGAGGATATTACTGCGGCAGAAGGATTCTCCATCACCACACGCTTCAATAAGATCAAGTGTTTGAACAGCATCATCACCAGAGGAATAATGCTGATTATATGTTGCAGAAATATAGTCAGTCAGTTCTTTCAGAATACGTTCTTCACTGTACTTAAATCGATGAGGATTGTTACTTGTAGTCATATCAAGGTTAAGAGAAATGTGATCTTCACCACCAAAAGTCATTGATACAGGTTGTGCGGCATAAGGGCCGTCTGTGAGAGTGATGGTATCTGTTTGATAATATGGGTTACCAGTCAAACTAATTCCATCATCCATCCAGAAGTCATTGTAGTCTTTTTCAGTTGCTTCACTAATGTTACCACCAAAAGTGGTAACTTCATTTTGTTGTTCAGACATGGCGTCGTAAAGAAAACTCCAGGAAGTCATAGTTCAGTATATCAGGATTGAATCTGCTCGTCAACTGGCATCTCAAAGTCAGCATCAACTTTATCATACAGTTCCAAGAATGCCTGCTTGGTTTCATCATCAAAACGATTCACACAGACACTAATTGCCTTTGCTTTGTCACCAAAGATATTAAATGCTTTGACGATGTGAACCAGACGACGGGTACTGATGATCTCCTCAATACCACCATCATAGAAAGTCTTGCGAATGATGTCTGCCCAGTCAGCAAGACGCTTACAGAAGGTTTCATCTGAACAGAGTTTGCTCAAGATCTTAGTTTCAATGGCAGCAGTAGGATACTCTTGCTCGAAAGTAACAGGGAAACGCTCTAGGAAGGCTTCGTTGAGCACGTTAGTTCCAATGAATCGTCCGTCGTCTGAACCCTTACCCTTAGTGTTGGCTGTGGCAATGACGTTGAATCCACTTGCAGGAGAAACCCATCGTCCGACTTTTTTAAGGAAAACTCCTTTCCCTTCAAGGATAGATTGGAGACAGAGAATTTTGTTAGAAGCGAGGTCGATCTCGTCAAGGAGCAGAACAGCTCCTCGTTCGAGTGCTTCAATGACTGGGCCATTGTGCCAGACGGTGTTGCCATCAACAAGGCGGAAACCGCCAATAAGATCATCTTCATCGGTTTCGATCGTAATGTTTACACGGATGAGTTCACGTCCGAGTTGGGCACACGCTTGCTCGACAGAAAACGTTTTACCATTGCCCGACAAACCCGTGATGAACGTAGGGTAGAATACGCCGGACTGAATAACTTTTTTAATATCTGCGAAATTACCAAAGCGGACGAAGGAATCATCTTTCTGAGGAATAAGGTTTTGTTCAACTGCAGGCATTGCTGCAGGAGCATTGTAAGTTACTTCCAGTTCTTGAACTGTTTCTTTAGTTACTTCAAGGTTCCACTTACCACGTCCGACTTTGAAATCAGTCAGTTTGTTGGTGATGGTTTGATAGTTGAAGTCATTCATCTGACAGAATGCCTTAATCTCGGCAGAAGTCACCGACTCACCATAGGATTCGCGGAGACAATCGATGATGCTTTCTTTGGAGAGTGCCATGTGCCTTTGTTGTTTACCTGCTTATTATACACACAAAAAAGGGGGGCGCTGCCCCCCTGGTGTTCACTTTGCAAATCGTCCATACTTGAACTTCATTGCTTGCAACATCCACGCTTGAGCAAGACTTCGCGGCCCTTCAAGGAGAACCTTCCGAACCTTAGGATCGGTTTCCATCTGTAATGCTATTTCTTTCCAGTTCATGCCACCAGAGAGATAAACTCTCCCAATACTTTTTTATTTAGTTTCTTAGTCTTCAAACTTTTAACGAATGCTGACTTGATCTTAGATTTAGTTGCACCCTCATCAACATCAAACTCAACATCTTGAGCGAGAGCAGCACAAGACATACCAAAGTATGCATCATATCCAGAGTTACGAATTACAAAAGACTTTGATTTCTTCCACTCAGTCTGCAGTTTCTCGATTTCACTATATTCATCACTGTACAATTTAATGAATCCATTAGCATCGCGAGGTGCAAGCAAACGAATACCAATGAAGTTTACTGTAGGAAAATTATCCTTCAGATTATTCAACATCACGTCAGAGAAACCATTGAAACCTCCATTCTCGAAACTGTACATGTTACCAGTCTTACGATCACGAAGAATAGTCTTCCAATAATCGTGACGTGCATGTCCCAAGAACTCAGCATTATTCTCCCAATAACGCTTGATCAGTTTATGACGGCTAAGAGGACATGCTTCACCATCAGTCAGAACCACACACTGAACTTTCTGCAATTTGTTTTCACGTTGAAACTTAGGAAGAATCTGATGAAGAGATACAAGTGCCTCATTCAAAGGAGTTCCCGAAAGAGTCATCTTCCTACCCCAAGTATAAGAACAGCGATAAATCCTACAGAAAGCAGCAGCATGACGCCAAATATTGATCATCTGATGCTCTAGATCTTTGGCAGATACTTTGCTGGTGAGAATGTTCAGGAGATTGAAGTCATTGGGAACACAGAGAAGATTTTCTTTCTTCTCGTAATGATCTAGACTTTCATGATAAAAACCCTCCTCATTTCCATCACTCCACTCATTGGTGAAAGCATAAACGTCGAAAGGAATTCCAACTTTCTTACAGAACCACAGAAGATTGAACATCTGCTTACAAGTATCCATAAGAGTGTATTGCATTGAACCACTCCAATCAAGCAAAAATACGAGTCCGTGGTTCTTACCGTCTGCAAGAGTTGTTACCTTGCGGAAAAGATCTTCATTGTACTTATAGGTGTGGAGTTTAGTGCAATCAAGAACACCAGTACGAGATGTTGTGGCACGAGCATACGAGTCTGCAGCTTTCTTGCACTCAAACTCTTTTACCAGGTAGTTGACTTCTTTCTGCGCCGAACGCTTAAACTGAATGTATTCTTTATCACACTCCTCAAAGATCTTCATATCCATTTCAAGTCCAGCACGTTCTTGACGATCAAAGATATGATCAACGTATTGATGAACCATATCGTTACTGACGATAATAGTATCCAGATTTACTTTCGGAATCTCAACATAAACGTTCTCAATACCATCAGAGTTTTGAGCCAACTGATCAATTGCTTCAGACAATGCATCAGCAGTCTGAACCTCTGGTTCTTCATAACTACCGTTGGTATCACCACCCTCGTCAGTGGTTTCCTCAATCATACCGTCTACTTGTGACTGCTCACTCTGATCCTCTTGCTCCTCATCCGATTGCTGCTCAGATTGTGAGGCATCGATATTTTGAGTTTCATTCTCAACTTCTTTCTTACAATAGTTGTAGAGAACTTTTGCTGCTTCACCAACCTCTTCAAAAGTCTCACAATCTCTAACCATCTGAACAATATTCATCTCCTCTTCATTGAATTCAATATCAACGAAGTTGCCAATCTTGAAGTACAGATTGGTGCGATCAGCAAGATTCATCGAACTGACATCCTCGTCAACGATAGAGAAGAAGTCATCATCATTCATATTCTTATATCCCCTGTAGAATGTCTTGCTCATTCCAGGATACTTGCGCTTCATCAACTTCTCGATACGAGCATCCTCAACAATGTTGATGAATGAATGAGGAACACCTTTCAGCGGATCTTCGTCAGGAGTGAAGAGAGCATGTCCGACTTCATGTCCTACAAGAAGATCGTAGACAGTATTGCTTGCATTCTCCCACATCGGGAGCGTCAACACACGTTTATGAACATCAAACTGAGCAGTGGCAACTTTACGGTGCTCAACCACCAAATCCTCAGTAGCAAGGAGTTTGGCGAGTTGAGACTTGATTTCCTGTTGAACTGGCATGTGAGATCCCTTTGATACCCATATAATACTAAACCCCCACCTTTCGGTGAGGGCCCTCAGTGGCAGTTTCCTAAGTGTCTACAGGTGGTTATGAAAGAATACTCCTACAAACTCGTTTACATGTCGCCTGATCTCCATCACATTCAATTAGACAGTCGTAGTAATCGTTTATTAGATCAGATTCTTCTAGTGTACGATCTAAGGTATGAGTCAAACGTTCAATACTTTGCTTCCAACCCGCTAACTGATTGTGTGAAATAAGATTGTGCATGATCTTTTATAGTATACATCAATAACAAAGAATTGAGTTTCACTTCATGCGTCTTTCTCCAATTCTGTGAATATTTAGTCAGCGTATGCTAACTTAATGAAGTTTTGGATATATCACACAATTCTTGAGAAACCTTTAACTTTCTCAAACTTAATTACATTCTCGAATTTGTCAAACAAAGACTCTTTATGAGAGATAACAAAGATATTTGCATCCTTGATAACAAATCTAATGATCTTAAGGAACTCATCTGTTCCAAATCCATCGAGAGAACTGTCAAACACCTCATCCATGATGAGTAAGTTAGTGTTGACAGAGTTTTTCATCCTTGCTACCTCTCTCCAGGTAAACAAAAGTGCTAAGTCGATTCTCATCTTCTCTCCCTCGCTGAAAGAAGAATAGGAAAAGTCCTCATGTATCGGGGACTGGACGGTTTCGTTAAACTCTTCATCAAGAGTAAAGTTAATATAGAAGTCCATCATCTGCAGATAACGGTTCACTTGCTGATTAATCAGCGGCAAATACTTCTTGATAATCTTTGTCTTGACTCCACCGTCTTTAAGTAGACTATACGAAAAATCGTAGTAGTTGATCGTGTCCTTTCTTGACGCTAAGTCGTCAAATGTAGTTTTTAAGTTGTCTTTGAAGGTTTCTAGCTTCTCATGTTCAGTATTTCGGTTTGCAAGTTGCTCGGTAAGCTCTTGAACTTCCGATTCCAGACTTCTGATTTGTCGCTGACATCCAGAAATCCGAACATTGTCTTGAGAAATCTCATTCTGTAGTTTAGAAATCTCCTTCGATAGGGCAAGAAATTGACGCTCTCGCTCCTGTTCTTCATTAATTGCCTCATCCAGTTCTTGCAAACCAGATTGCAACTCTTTCGCTACATTTTGAGCGTCGTTAATCTTATTTATGCGGAAATCCTCATCAATCGACTGCGTACAGGTGGGACAAACCGTATTTTCGTTAAAAAACTTATGATCTTTCATGACCGTAGACGCTTTTTGAGTAATTTTACCCCTCAACCCACTCATTTTACGGAGTTTTTCGGTAGCTCCAGTCACTTTTTCTTGCTCTACAAGTTGTTTTTGCACCTTTTCTTGGTTTAAAGACACTTCTTTATTGTAAAGACTGATCAGTTTTGTCTGTTCAGAGACTTTTTCCTTCTTTTTGGCAATATTTTCCTTACCTTGGGACTCCAACTCGTCGATAAAGCGACTTTGCATGTCAACTTTGTCACTCAGAGACTCTTTTTTGAGTGTCAGAGTCTTAACTTCGTCCTTAAGAGCACTGATTTTGCTCTTAATTACTGTATTCATGGACGAAAAAATCCTGATATCGAGCAAATCTTCGATAACATCACGTCGATTTGCTGCTGAAAGCTGCATAAAGGGCACAAATGTGCTGCTTCCAAGGATAACAATCTGCGTAAAAGACTTATAATTCATCTTTAAGACGTTCTGCTCTAGCCATTTCTGCTGATCCAGTGCTGCAGCGTCTTGATTCAGTTCTTCACCATTACGATAGATCTTGAAAATAGCAGGTTTGATGCCGCGAACAACTTTCCAAGAAATATTACTAATAGAAAACTCAACTTCTACAACACAATCCTTCTCGTTAGTCGTGTTAATCAGTTGTGGTTTATTGATTTTACGAAATGCCTTGCCAAAAAGAGAGAATGTAAGGGCATCAAGAATAGTAGACTTACCAGCACCATTGGTGCCAATAATCATTGTGTTACCATTCTTGTTTAATTCGACTTCAGTACAATGATTACCCGTGGAAAGAAAGTTCTTCCAACGAATTTTTTCAAATAAAATCATACTCTTCAGTCTCTGGTGGCACTACGATGTCGTTCTTAGAAATTATAGCATACTCACACTCGTGAATATGGCATGTCTTAAGCATTATATCGTCTTCTACTTCAATAATATTCATTTCAGGATATCCATGCTCATCTTCCAACTGCATAGCGTATCGAGTGGCATCATCCTCTTCTTCAAAGAGATACAAAATCTTTTCACCCGTTTCGTTAACTACGGAATACGCTCCCTTATCTTCTTTTCCCTCTACAGTTAGAATAAACATTAAATTAACTCACACGCCTCCTGATATGTTGTTCTCATAATATCCTGCAGAACAGACTTATCAAGATTGATTTCTGCTTCTTGGATATATCTATTCAAAATAGAAAGTGTGTCTTCAGATTCAAAAGCTTCAAACTCTTCAGGATCACCAACTTCAAAGTTTTCTACAGTCTTGAGATCAGCAACACCAACAGAATACAACTTATCAACAAACTTTTCAAACTTCTTACTGTTTGATTTTTTACGAACAATAACTTTTACGATCTTGTTCTCATATTCTCTGGTATCAAAAGTTTGATAATCAGTGTCCTCATAATAGATGTTATAGAACATCCGATATGGATTGTTTACATGTGTGTGCTCTAGAGTTTCAGTGTCAAAGATAGTAAATCCTCTGGTGTCTCCAACATCATTCCAGAACATCTCATACGGGTTACCTAGATAGAAGATCTTTTGATCATCTGATCGAGTGTGGTAGTGTCCCGAGAACACCTTGGTGAACTTCTTAAATAAGTCGCTCTCAAAACCATGCTCCATGATGCATCCGCGATGAGCTCTAAATCCGCGTAGTTCAAGGTGCCCCATCGCACATTTGCTATCTGTACTTTCAATAGATAAGAAAGTATTTTTGGAATTTTCTTCATTGATCCATGGTATAAAGAGAACTTTTAAATTGCCCAGCATTACCTCTTCGGGAGAAGAGTATACTGAAACATTATGATACTCACGAAGTAACAGATCGACTGCATTCACTTCATTTGTATTTTTATAATATGCAGTGTGATTGCCAACAATCGTATGAACATGAACGCCCATGACACTTAGACGATCATAATAGTTGTCTTTTGCCCATGCAAGAGAACCAAAGTTAATACCAGTACGATTATCAAAGGTATCTCCCATATCTACAACAGTGGTAATACCGTGTTCTTCTAGATATGGAAAAAAGATATCGTTATAGAATTTAAGAAAATAATTATGAAAGAGTTTAGAATTCTTACGGGCACCAAAGTGTTGATCCGTGATGATTGCTACTTTCATCAATAACGAAGTTTTGAGTGGACTGCATCCTTAATGGAATTATAGTCACTATAGTTCGATCCGTCAAGAGTGTTGTTGTCGTCAAACACCTCACTGTACCCGGACTTCTCCAGAATCTTGTTCTTGATTTCCAACTGACGCTTCTCTCTCTGAATCCGTCTCAGAAAAGCGTAGTGAATGATTTGTGTGAAATATGCAAAAGGATTCTGAGACTTCTCAGGATTGAAATTGTGGATGTACTGCACACAGTTTTCAATACCATCAGAAACCATATCATCCTTGAACATGTAGTTCACGAAGTTTGGTTTGAATGATAAGTGAGTTGCGATCTTAAGAAAGCACTCTCCAATGTACCTGGGAATAACAGGTTTGGGTTCTCCTCTCTGTGCTGCCAAGTCAACCTTCTCACGATATGCAATCAGAGCAGCTAGAAACTCTTTATTATTGACGTAATGTTCTGATCTTTTTCGCTTAGTCATGCCTGGTTGTATCATAACTATATCTCATCATTATGTATAAAGTATACCACTAAGACATATACTTGACAAGTCTCTAAACCTTGTGTAGACTACCTTTGTTGGGTTTGAAGAGACAACTATAGCTTAATTACTTAGATCTTTATTAGAAGGACTATTATAGAGTTTTTCTAATATCTCTCTTGCATCATTTACATTAGCAAGATATCCCATCTTCTTATCTAGTTTATGATTACTAGAACCAGATGTAGGATCGCTATCTGCTTTTCTTACATATTCTTGATGCATGAGTATCATTTCAATATCACATGATTCAGACATTGTTAATACATCATTTAAATTGATGAAGAACATATCATCAGTAGTAGTTTTTAACCAAGGTTCTACCTTGTAACCAATTATTCCTACTCTACCTTTTACTTCTTTAATAGTAACAGGATTAGAAACTACAAGAATAGTTCTATCAGGTTCTTCTTCAGCAGCTACTTTGGCAAAGATTTCTTCACCAGACTTTAGTTTAATTGTTGCGTAGAAATCATCTTCTATCATGCTTTCTTTAAATGAATGGTTATGATATCATAGTTAAAGTTCTCTTCGTTATAGATTTTAATTCTTTCAATGAGATGGTTTAACGTATAATTCTTTCTTGTTTTAGTAGAACAATCATCTGCAATATCGTACAGAGTTGCTTTTACTTTGTCTTTTCCTTTTCTAAGAACTCGTCCAATACTCTGAAGATTTCTGACTCTAGATTTACTTGGAGAGGCAAAGATAACATTATGGAGGTTTTTAATATTGATACCTGTAGAAAAAGTTCCATAAGAGGCAACGATAATAGCGTTGTTTTCTCTTTCTGTAATTTCTCGAACTACCTCCCTTTCTTCAGCGTCTACACCACCATGTACAAAAAATACCTTACGGTTGTCACGCTTGTTTTTATTTATCTGATTGTAGAGTATCTCTCCATGTGCTTCGACTCTTGCGAAAAGAACAAGGGTATTTCCTTTAAGATCTAATGTTAAATTAGTAATAAATTTATTTCTTTGTTCATGAGAAATTAGATATTCAATCTCATCATTATATGTTTCAAACTTTTGTGGATCATGTTTAAGTACAAGACACTGAATATCCAACTCAGAGAGATGTCCCTGCTTCATTAATTCATCAGTTCTTGTCACCTTATATGAAGGTCCAAAGACTCCCTCAAGCACCCATTTATGCGTCTGTGTGCCGTCTAAAGTACCTGTGAACCCAAATCTATACTTAGCATGATGAAGTTTAGTCATGATTGATATCAGAGACTTACTCTTGAAGAGATGTGCCTCATCACCAATCACAACATTATATTCTTCAAACCAAGATCTTTCTAACTTATAGATAGATTGCCAGGTGGTAATTGTCACAGGACAAGTCGTGTCCTTCTCTCTACCGCTGTAAATCTTATGACAATATGTCTCAGCGTCCCAACCGTAGTCCTCAAAATCCTTGTACATCTGCTCTACAAGAGATGTCGTTGGAACGACAAGAAGAATTTTTTGTCCTTTGTCTACATAATATCTCACTAATGAATAAATCATCAGAGATTTGCCGCTCCCAGTGGGGCTTATCAATAGCTTTCTATTATGCTTTAAAGCATCGTATACTCCCTCAATTTGGTATTGACGTGGAGTATGAGTACAAATAGATTTCATAAATCCTTTGACACCCTCAAATGATATCTCATCATTTACTTCAAAGGGTTGTCCGTAAAATTTATTATTTTCAAACGAATAAGAATATCCGTAGTTCTTACAAAAACTTACAATCTTATCCAGCAGTCCAACATAGATCTGCTTGGAACGCATGTCGTATAAATGAATTTCTCCATTCCAATTTCTACCACGATACTGTGGCATGAACTTGGCATTTGGGACTTCAAATTTGAAATGATCTCTTAACTCATATTCAATATGAGGTTCAGTATTGATTTTTAGAAATACTTCGTTTGATTTAGAGATTACAAGATCTGTTGTATTCACAGGGATTTATCACCTGCGAATATTTATGATTCATTTTTGAACTTGTATTCAAGAACAATCCTATACAAAAAGTTTTTTAAATATTGAATTCTTTCCTGTTCTTTTGGATTTCCTCCAGCCCATTTTTCAACATGAAAGGAAACTGATTTATAAAGTAGATAAAGATCTTCGGGGCCAAACTGCAACTCTATGTAAGTTTTGTCTGGATCAAAGTCCTCATCTTCATAAGTCCATTCATCCCAGTCTTGCATTACCCTAACCCCGCGTTGAATCGCATAAACTCTATTGCGTTTTTGATGTGGTAAGTTCGATTACTTACTTGTTTTAGTATACTCTCAATATAAACAAGCATTGTATCGTAATAGTCAATTTTTAACGAAACTCCTGAGAGTCTCTCATCTGCATCCAGATATTTTTGCATAGTATCTTTATCTCGGATCTTTTTGGGAAACGGATTTTCAATATAAACGTCGGGATCTGCTTTACCAGAATAATACTCATATCTCTCGTGCCTAATGTTCTTCTTTTGTTGTTCTGCTTTCTTCCTTAGAAGAAATATGGTATTATATAATTCAAAGTATTTTGCATGTAGAGATGGGATTTTCAAAGACTCTTCGTGTAAGTTGTCCCTGTCGATATCAGAATCTTTTTTCCACATCTCTTGAATAGATTCAAGATCAAGACTCATAATTTGTTGCCAGACAAGTCAGTTATATTGTAGATAGTATACTTGAAAGTGACATCTGCTGTAAAGTACTGTATATCTTCACTAGTCGCATCAAAATTCAATGTGGACAGTTCAACTGGGAACATATCCTGAAAAGTTATTTTAAAGTTGGGATTCTCTTTGCTAGTTAAAATCTGCAGAGTAGCGTCAGAGAATAAATTAAGTTCTGAATTATTGGGTTGAAGAAAATTCTCTACTCCTCCTTGCCAATCATAAATCTCACTCAAACTTTCAGGATATCCTAAACCTCTAATCCAATTATAGATCTCAAGATAGTTTTCTAAATTCTCATCTACAAGAAATCTATAATTGAAATCTCCAAATTCAACCTTATCACCAGGACGATCAATATCCTTCAGGTATGTTGGTTGAATGGCAGTTCCCATCGAGATAGCAGGCAAGTTCGCAGAGTTGCCGAAGAAAGCGACTTTAGGTGCTCTCTGCAATGTGAACTTAAAACCAGTGGGAGATAAGAAATTCCTATTACTTATCTGTCTCTCAAAAGGATTGCCGTAAGACATCGTTTTCTAAGTATTTAGATAAAAAAAGGGGAACCTTTCGGTTCCCCAGCACTTCCTTCACACGGATGTGAAAATTATATCACATCAGGTTCTTAACAGCAACACGTCTGTAGTAACGGTTCTGGTTAACGTTCAGGGCACCCAGTTGTGCTTCGGTTCCTTCAGCGAAGGGATTCGCTACCATTCCGTAGCGAGTCTTGAAGCCAATCTTGGGTTGGAAGGTGTCCTCTCCAACGGCGCGAACCATTTGCAGGGGAACGTAGGGGCAGTAGAACAGTCCAGCGTCATAGGGGGAAGAACCCTTATAACCGACAACGTAATACTGGTTACCGGGGGTTGCGTTACCTGAAGTCAGGTTAGCAGCATAAGGATCGATGTATACACGATACTTACCTTGCAGAACACCAGCGAAGGTGTTACCGGTGTCATCAACGTTCAGGTTAGCGTTCAGAGCGGGGGTGTAGTCAAGTACACCAGCCATGGTGAGAGCAGAAGCAACGTCAGCGGAGCAAAGGATCGTGTTGCCCTTTCCTCTACGAGTTCTTTGTGCAATCGCGTTAGCGTCTCTTTCGATCTGGAACAGCAGTCCCTTGAACTTCTCAACACTCCAGCGTCCGTTGGAGTCGATATCGAGATCGAACTCACCAGCGGTAGCGGTGTTCTGAACAGCACCTTGCTCAGCAACCTTGTAGATAGTACGGATAACTTCGCGGTTGATCTCAGCCAGAATCTCAGTGGAGAGAATGTTGGCGAGTTCAGCCTCGGCGTTTAAACCGTGGATTGCTTTCAGATCCTGTGCCAGTTCCAGGGAGTACTCAGCCTTGAGGGCGCGTGACTTAGCAGTAACGGTTACCTTCTCAATGCTGAATGCCATCTGGTTGAAGGCATTAGCAGCAGCATCTCCGAGTGCCTCAGCATCGGAAGTCTGCATACCTTGTCCAACGTTATATGCGTTGGAGTTGGCAGAACCAACAGGGTTCAGGACGGAGGGGTTAGTACCAGACTGACTGGTAGTACCCATACCAGCAGTACCATCGGAGAAGCCACCTTCCAGGTTGCGTCCGAAGTTCTGTCCGGAGAATGCAGAATCAGGCTCGTTGTAGAACGCTTCGGTTCCAGTCTGGTTCTGATAGCGGGAACGCATCGCGAAGATGAGTCCAGTGGGGCCGCTCATGGGTTGAACGCCAGCCAGATCATAAGCGATCAGGTTAGGCATGGAGCGTCTGATCAGGGAGATCAGAACGGGATCGAAGTTGTCTACGCTAGAACCGGTTGAGTTGGTAGGAGCAGCCTCACTCAGGAGGGATCCACCAGTCTCAAAGGAGGAAGACTCCTTCAGGAATTTTTCTTGGTTTTCGAGCAGGACAGCGGTTACAGCCTTTCTATGAGGATCTTTGATAGACTCAAGTCCATCGTACTCAAGAAGGGGTGCCCACTTCTCCTGCAGCTGTTCGGATTGGAACATTGCGGGTTACCTATTTAAAAGTTTAGTGTTTGTTTAATATTGAATTCAGGATTTGCTAAAAGTTCCCAGAGATCTGAGATAAGCACTCATTTGATCAGAATACTGCTGATGGTTATGAGTTTCTCCTTCAGACAGGGTTTCAGTTTTAGCGACGGGAGCAGTCTTGGGGAAATAAGATTCCTTCAGTGTCTCCAGCTTTTCACGATAAGATTCTTCACTTTCAAACTCTACACTTTCGGAAAGTGAGGCGAGCTTCTCCTTCTGAGTGGACGCAAGTCCTTCAGAAACTTCATCAAGGATACCGTCTGCAACAGACTCGCTGAGTCTGCTATTCAGAGCAATATTTTTCTCGATTTGCTCGTTGAGTTTTGTCTCCATATCATCAAGTTTTTCTACCATGCTCTCAAGCACATCATATTTTTCTTCAGGGATTGATACATAATGTTCTTCAAAAAGGCCCTTCATTCCTTCAAGGAATGATTCAGTCATTTCAGTCTTGAGGCCTGCCTCAATGGCAAGTGCGTTTTCTTCAAACCACTCGTCAGAGACATACTCAAGATAAGAATCAACACGCTCTGCGAGTGATTCTTTCGCTGCCTCAACTTCTTCAGCGAGCTTGGCAGCATATTGTGCTTCGATTTCTTCTTGAATAGAAGCAACCTTAGCATTGATTGCGGCTTCAAAGATTGTCTTTGCTTTCTCTTTGAATTCTTCGGAGAGTTCTTCGCCACCGAGGAGTGCGTTAACATCCTCTTCAACGTTGTACTCGACGGTTTCAGTAGTTTCTTCTTCAGCAACTACTTCGTCTGTGGTTTCCTCTTCGATCACGGGTTCCTCGATTTCGACTTCTTCTTCCTTCATGCCTGCAGGTGCAGCATCACCAGGTTTTGCCTTCTTGTTAACTACATCCCTTACTTGCTTAAGGGTGCTACCGGGAGTCTTCAGCTTTGCTGAATCATCATCGGTTTTGTAGTTCTCAGGGGTAGGCCCGCCGAGATCTTCGTAAGAACCAGTCTGTCCAGGAGTTGTTCCAGACAGAGAGGGCATGGGATCGCCAGGTTTGGCGTTAGCATTAGCAGCAGTTTTGGACTGCTGTGTCTTTACTTCCATTTCTTGTAAATTTTTGCCACGAGACATTTGAACAGCTCCGTATCCGTTTTTTTAAAAACTATATTTATTTATAAATTAGAAAACTTTATCAGTTATCAGAGGTTATTGAGAAAATCATTGAATAAATCCAACTTCTTCTCGTCAAGTTGCTTTTGAGTAGCGAGAGTGTTAATCTCTCTATATGTTTTCTCCGCAAACTTTTCGCGAAGAATACCACCGTCCCATACCCATTCTTTTCCTTCCA